TCGGGGTAGGCTGGGTCGGTTGCATAGCCTTCACGTTGAAGAAGGCGTGCGCAGTCTTCCCGAGACACAGCTCGGTTGACGCCTTTGTATGTTTTGTAGTCGTGATACCAACGATCTACGAGATATGAGACACAGGTTTGAAGATCTGGGAAGTCAATAAAGCCAGCTTTAATAGTTACCCACTGACCATTGATAAATTCTTTGGTTTCACGCTCAGAACCTTGACCCTTCAGACCAAAATAATTGTGTTTACCAGAAGTGTGCTTGCCCCAACCTGATTCGAGAGCCCATTGAGCGGCAACAACTTCTGGATACTTAGCTCCAGCATCCTTTGCAGCAGCTTTAACACCCTTCCAAGTGTTGTCGTAGTTAGTAATGGGTCGGGTCTGTTGGGTAGGGCGGAAGGTCATGAACCAACCAGTACCGGAGCCTTCGACTTCCCAACGCTTTAGCCAGTTACGCCAGGTGTACTTGACACTCTTCCCACCAGAGCCAACTTTGACATAGCCACCGTTGACGTTATCCATCTCACCGTATGGATCATGGAAGATACCGTGTTCTCCGTCATCACCAATCAGGAGCATCCAATGGCCACCACCTACTGGATTAGAGACGTGACCTTTATGGAGGATGCCAACAGCGACTGGATAGCCAGCTTTGAGTTCATTAAGTAGTGATTGCTTTGTACCTTTCTGGTAAAAGGAAGCAAGAACACCGTACTGCTGACAAGCTTTGATTTGACTGGTGGATTGGGTTGTATCACCGTATTTGAGAACAGTTCTCAAGTAATCATCATCTGCATTACTACCAAGCAGCGCATCAGGACGGAGATACTTGACTGCCATAGCGCAGGTCGAGCTGTAGCACATCCGATCTCCGTGCCGTGTTGCACTGTCTCCCTGGAGGTAGTACTGCTTAACGTCGAGCAGTACCATGATGATTACTTAAACGTATCTTTGACACGTTGGATCTTGTCATCCTCAGTGCGGTGAGGCTTGATTGCCTCTACACCACGCAGCAGGATCTGAACAATGCTGTTCTCACGCAGCTTAGAAGCACCGATAATTTCGGAGCCAATGAAAAGAGCAAAGAATGCAAGTGCCTCATAGGACACTTTAATACCAAGAATGGTGATCATGATAGTTACCTAAAGGTAAATGGTTATCAGCCAGCCCAAGGAAGACCAGCAGCTTTAGAAGGAGCCCGTTGCTCATCCAGTTGAGCCTGAAGAGCAGCTTCAATCTCGGTGATTTTCTCTTCACCGAACTTCTCTTTGACCCAACCGACAACAACTTCTTCAGTCAGTTCAGAGAAGGGGATTAGGTCGCCTTCAGGACGCTCAAGACCGATGGAACCATAAGCACCTGCGCTGTAGGTATCGTCTTGTGCGTTTACGGTGTAGTGAACAGTGAAGACATAGCCGTCAGCAGTTTCACGTTCAAGGTTGGCTACGTTCCAAGTGAAAGTAGTAGACATGATATAAATGTGTGTTTGTGGTGTAAAAAGAAAGAGCCCACCGGGATTGGTAGGCTCATTGAAAGAAGGAGTAGTGAGTAGGACTAGTCACCCTTAGTAGGTGATCATCAGTGTGCCGTCTGACTTGCGGTAGACATCGCCTGCAACTAGTCCGCCAGCCAAGGCAGCGGTGTTGTCGGCATAGGTAGGAGCGTTAGCAAAGTTGATGATTCTGCTGTTTTTGATACGCATTGCCTCAGTTGGGGTGCTCGCTCCATCTGCGGTTACCGAAAAGACAATCCGCCCAGGCATGTCGTTAGCGCCGGGGGTGCCGTCTACTTGAGCTTGAATACTTGCTGCTTCAACAAACTCAGAGCCATCTGAACTCTGAAAAGAGATTGCTCCAACTTGGTCTCCAGACTGAACAATCGTTGTAGAGCCAGCCGTCGTGCCTCTTGCTTTTGCGAGCACAAACGATCCGCCAAAAAAGTCGTTGGACACCCTTGTGGCTAAATACTCGACAGCAGTACTCCCAACATTCTCTGATTGAACTTGTGGCGAAACAGCGCCATTGTATAAATTTCCACGCGCAATAGACGTGCCAACTAACAACCTGCCGGAGCTGTCGATACGCATGTCTTCTCCACTGCCGCCAGTGCGAAAAACCATCGCATCATCAGCGTGATAATAGCTTATGAATCCCGCATTTTCGTCATCAGTATCACCAAAGTTGAGTGTGCTGGTTGAAGTATTCGCCCCGATAATTGCTAGACCCACATTTCCGTTTCTTTCAAGGATTAAATCACCTTGTCCTGCGGTAGGGGCCCAAGCACGTCCCGTAGAGCTTTGAACAACGTTTAGCTTGGTGTCAGGACTCGACGTTCCGATGCCGACCTTGCCATCTGAGGCGATACGCAGGCGTTCAGTTGGTGTGGAGGCGCCATCTGCTGTTGTCATAAAGACAAGACGCCCAGGCATGTCATTAGCGCCGGGTGTGCCGTCTACTTCACAACGGATATTTCCAGCAACAATGAAATTACCGCCAGAGCCATCATCAGCACGGAATCCAACGTCCCCAATTACGTCACCGCTAGAAACGATTCCTGTGCCGCCAACAGTCGTTGCTCTAGATTTAGAAAGAATTAGGAATGGCTGAGAGGCATTATTAGACCAACGGCCAATCTGCAGGCCGGCATCCGTCGTTGCGTTAACTTGAATGGGATACGACATCCCTCTGCCAACTGTGGTAGACGTGCCAACTAACAACCTGCCGGAGCTGTCGATGCGGAGGCGTTCGGATACGGCTCCAGCCCCTCCCGTATGAATCGCTAATGCGCCACCTGACCCAGATGGAACTAATAATTTTGCAAAATTGCTAGCACCGATATTGAAGTTAAAAGCCCTAGTTGAATCAGCGCCTGATCCGGGATCAAATTCAATCGTGCCTCCCGTAACTTTTAACCTTTGACCGGATGTTGCCAAACCAGCGTCAGTCGAGCCAATAGTTACATTCCCACTTGAGTCGATACGCAGTCTTTCGGTGGGTGAAGCAGAACCGTCGGCGGTGGTAGAAAGGACAAGCCGCCCAGGCATATCGTTAGCGCCGGGTGTGCCGTCTACCTCTGCAGAAATTGCTGCACCGATTGATTGAATATCTGTGCCATCAGCACCAGCAAAACGAATAGTGCCTAACTGATCACCACTATTAACAATGTCATTTGATCCGGAACTGGTTCCCCTGGATTTACCAAAACAGAAGAACGGACCAACACCATCGGCCCTGTTTGCTGTAGCCGCGAATTGAAGAGATGAACCAGCTTCAACCTGAATAAGGGCGCTTGTAGACGATGCAATACCCCGCGCAGTGCTCGTCCCCACCAACACCCGACCACTTGAGTCAATACGCAGTCGCTCAAAACTGCCTGCATAAATGGCTGTACCATCACCAACGGATCCGATGCCACTACGGCTGTCATCAGTGCTGGTTGAGTCGACAAAAGCAACACGAGAAGCAGTTGATGTGGACTTAAACGCGGAAACAATTTGCAGTGAGGAACTAACTTCAAGCGCCCTGGCTGAAGGCGTCGTTCCGATGCCGACACGACCACTTGAGTCGATAAACAACCGTCCAGTGCCATTAGTCGAGATGGCTAGCTGGTCTGCGCCGGGGGAGTAGATGCCGTTATCAGTTGTACCGACACTCAATGCCGGTGCTGCCGCTGTACCACTAGGTAGAGCCAATGCACCAGTCATTGTATCACCTTGTAGTTCTACAAAAGTAGAGTCTACATAGTTCTTAGTAGCAGCATCTTGAGCAAGTGTAGGATCTGTTACATTAACAATTTTGTTACCGTTAACATCCAATGTATCAGAAATAGTAACACTACCTGTGCTATCAAGGAGAGCATTACCATTCAAATCCAAAGGAGCACCAATAATAGCATTACCGCTACCATCAACAGCAAGTGTACCAAGATTAACTTGGAATGAACCGCTGGCCACTGAAATGCTACTGTTCTGCTGATCAACAGTAAAAAAGTCACCAACTTTAAACTTACCGTTATGATCAGTTGTAGCAGTCCAAACCTTACCATCGTTAAGCTCAACAACCTGATTGGCTTCAATAGGTACACCACCATTCTCAGGTAATGCTGAGTAATTAGTACCGCTACCTACATACTCCATAGTATGACCGCTAGAAGCAATCATAGAACGGAGATAGAAGCTAACTGCTGAACCGTTAGCAACAGCTCCATCAAGACCAAGGTTAACAGCACGATCAGCTGGATCAGGACGGCTAATAGTTACATCCCATCCAGCACCATTAGCATTTGCAGAGAGGATTGGATAAGTATTACCACCAATATCCACAAGCATATTACTTTGAGGACGTGTGGCAGAACCATGCCAACCTGCTTGTGCAACAGGAGCACCAATAGTAAATGAAATATCACCATCATCAGCTGCAACCGTTGTAGTTGCAGTAAAGATAGCACTTGGTGAACGACCATCAGCAATCAAACCATAACGACCAAAGTCGGTTGTCGATGCTGCAAGATTAGCCTGACCACCATTCAGACACTTAATGTGATAGTGGTTGAAGAATGCATAACTAGAAGTACACTGAGCATAACCATTGTTGGTAACAAGAATACCAGGACCATCAAGGCCAACATGTGTATAACTGTCACACACCATGGAACGCAGTGGACTGCTGGAGTTAACAACAGAACCATCAACTAGAAGACCACCACCAGTGACAGCAGAATCAGTATCACCACCTGAACCTCCTGCTGGGTTATGAGGGTCAAGACTGCTGTTATTAATCTCACTATCTGAGAAATTGGTACAGTTTTGAATATATGGTGATTTTACAATTGTTGCGTTAGGATAGAACGAAACGTTCCAACCTTGGGTAACAGGAACACCATAAGTATTATCAGGATCAACAGAACCAGCTCCACCACGAGATCCACTAGCTTTAACACCAGTAAACGTCAAGTTCTGAAGAAAGGTACCACTATTAACACGGAACAGGCTATTAGTTTCTGTAGCAGGGGTTGGGTGAATAACACAACTACGGAGTGCAGTTCCAATAATACCTACATCTTTTTTAAGAATATCAATAGGCGCTACTTCCTGATAAACACCAGGAGCAACCACTACAACACTACCATCACCATAAGTAGAATCACTGTTAATCTGGTTAATAGCAGCTTTAATAGTCCTCTTAGGACGGCTGATACGATGACCATCATTAGTATCAGCACCACTGCTAGCATCTACATAGACAACCTTAGGCTGGTTAATAAATGCACCGCCAGAAGCAATAGCAAGCCAGTTAATACCGTTCCAAATACTAAGAGTAAGATCTTGGTCGTTTTGCAACCAAGTTTTACCTACTTGCCAATCGGATCCACTTGGAATAGCTTGTTGAACCAACGTATCGAAACGCCGTGCAGAAGCATAAGTTGTAGCAAGACGGTTATCACTATCCCAAGAAGGAGTCCCAGCATTCTGCTCAGCATAAGTGATAATATCTTCGTTTTTAATCTTACTGAAATCAATACTATTATCAGCAAGACCAAGAGTGATAGTACCATCACCATCATCAGTTACAGTAATACCTGTACCATCGGTACCAATATCATTTGTGATGACTTCATTAATGTAATCATTAACAGCACCTGTAGTAGGTACAGCGTCATCATTATCAGGCATAAGGTTGCTAGCAGCAGCCAGCTCAGCCTTAGTGAAGGTATCAGTTACTTCATCTTGGAAACGTTGATCCAAGGCAGCAGTAGTTGCAATAGTAGCATCATCACTACGCCACGTATCTGCAGAGTAAAGAGTATTATCAAAACGATCCCAATAGTTATCTAGAAGATACTGATAAATATCATCAGGAACACCTTGACAATTAGCTTCTTGGATGGCATAACGAAGCTGTTCAAAGTTCTTGTTCAGGTCATCTGAACGAATAGCTGAACCTGGATTAAACAGTGCTCGAATATCGTCAATGTTAGTAACACGACGAATCTTAACATTGTCAACAGCGGTTTCATTCGGGTCAACAGGCACTGCAGGAGCAGGTGGAGCAGTACCTGTAAACTCTACAATGGTGGGATTAGCGTCTGTAACTTGCCAAGGGTAAGTAGCATCTGTCTGTGCTATTACGTCCCATTCTTTAGTTGTAGCGTTCCAAAAGGAAACTTGAATCTCTGATTTAAATATGTAAGGGAAATCGAAAGAGAACTGTGTCTTTGATCCATTTCCCGCTTGAATTGTTTGTACGTCAGCACAAGACATGGTTGTTAAATGTAAAGTTACCTACGAATAGACATGGTGGAATCAAGGGTACGACCCATTACGGCTGCTTCTTCACTCAAATCTTTCTCCACTTGGCGAAGTTCAAGTGCTGCAGCAATATCAGCATCCATCTCTGCATAAGCAATCTCTTCAGCAGCCCTACGTGCTTCAGACAAACGGACATGAATATCATGCCATTTCTTCAGACTGACTTCATCAGATTTTACTCCACGCATACGAAGTTCACGGAGTTTAGGAATAGATTCCCACTCACCAGCATCACGCATGATCTCTTTAATAGAGGCTCTAAAGTGACCGCTAGTTCCCATCAAACGGAACAATTCCGAACGTTCTGCAGCGGTTAGTTTAACGCCATCCTTTGTTTTAAAGGTAGTGTTAACATCAAACTCAGCTGCTTCCAAAAACTTCTCTTCAGGAGATTGTTCAGAGTGAATTTTAACAGGACTATAAGCATTCCAAACCCGTTGGAGTAATCCATAACCATTAGCCTTCTCACCAGTTACAGGGCTATAGACATATGGTTGACGGTTAGCAGGATCCAACTCTCCAGCAAAGCTGTTACGGTTATCAAGATAGCTAAGGAAATCGTTATCAAGTTCACGGAGACCTTCACTAAAGATTCGAGACCATTCAGCACGTTGACCTGCCAAAGGACCCAAACTATTAGTAAAACCAGCAGCCCAACGAGTCAAAGCTCCCTCATTACCACTAAGTATATCCATCAACGGACGTAGTGTAGAGAGACCAGTACGATCAGTTATGGATGCACCAAGAACAAACATAGCTTTTTCAAAGAACTTCTCAGTAGCTGCTTCACCCAGCATATCGAAGTTATCAGCAACGTTAGCTACAAAAGCTACCCAATCAGCCAAAGGTCCTAGAACGTCATAGGAATACCATTTACCGTCTACACCTTTAATAGAGCGTGGCTTCCAGTTGGTTTGCTTCTCACGAGAACGTTGTGCTTCTTTATCATAAAGCCCATCACCATGCAAACGATCTTGGAAAGCAAGGCTGATAGCTGCAGTTACAGCCATACCACCAATTGCTTTACGACCACGTGTAATGTATTTAAGATCAGCAATCTTGTTTTGCTTAGCAATTGTATCAAGGTTAGAAATATCAATGTTACGTGCTCGAAGCAGTTCATCAATTCGCTCTTCATTACCAAGCAAATCACTAAGTTTTGTGTAAGCTAGTTCGTTTACATCACGTTGGAATGGTGTCCACAGTGGATTGTATTTGCCTCCAATATCAATCAAGTTCATACCCGTAGTGGGGAACATCAGGAATGGACGCATACCAGGGATACGTTGGACAATATCAGATACAGCTTGAGCAACAGGTGTGTCTAGGTTAAGTGCCATCTCACTGGTGGCATACTTAACAGCTTCATCCGTCAGCATATCATCAGGACCAAACATCTTGCTGTAGTACTTATCAGCAATAGGTTTGACGTTTTCCTTAGTAATAGGCTTACCAGCTGCAATCAACTCATCCATAGCACGGAAGCGGGCTTCAGCTGATGCATTAAATACACCAGTAAAACCATCCACTGCTGTCATGGCATTAGGACCGAACCTAAGAATAGGATCTTGTCCAAAGTCATTCAACATCTCAATTTGATTAACTAGGAACTCAAGTCCATAGTTACCTTGTGCAGCTTGAGTACGTGCTGCTTTACGAAGAAAGTCCATCTCCTGTTCTTTAGCCAGAAGAAGGTCAATACGTGTACCAGCACGAACAGAGTTAGGCTCCTTAGACGCCTTCATAAACAAGCTACCTGCATAAGGCAGCGCCCGTTGCAACGTCTCTCCAACAGAACTATAAGCTACCCAACCGCGTTGAACTGCTTTAAGATCACCAGCTGCTAATGCACCAGCAAAGTGTGAGATCGGTTGAGAAATGAGTCCACCGAAGTTACCAGCAAGAGCTTCAATAGGTGTCTTAAATGCAGACAGCATTGAGTTGAAGACATTAGACCACACACCTGAGACAAGCTTATTCTCAACCTCAGGATTAAGGTTAACAACAGCTTTACCAAAATCAAGAGTCAGTCCATGGATGTACTTATTCATCTTAGTGATAGTATCAACACTACCATCACTTACCTCATAAGCCAGTAGGAACTGATCCATTATCTCAGGTTGATTCTCGGAGATCTGCCTCATAGTAGAAGCAAAACGTTGAGAGTCAGCAAAGATCTTTTGAGCTACATCACCAGCGCCTTCAACAGTAGCTTGGTTATAACCTTCGATGTTACGGAACCCATTCTGAATGAGTTGGATAAGATTAGCCTTACGATTCTTGTAGTACTTAGCAGATCCAGCAAGTTGAGTAACATACTGCATCAAGTCAATAATCTTCTCCTTAGCAGGTTCAACACTTTCTGTACCTACCATAAGTCGAGCACCTTCTGAAAGATCAGAGATACGTCCAGAAAGAGAACCAGCAAGCAAGGCTTGAGCACGAGCTACATCCATACCAGTAAGCTCTTGTCCAAGCTCCCTAAGACCCCTAGCAGCTGCAGCAAAGCCACCTTCTGCCAACATCTCTTTACCACTTTCATCACGAGTGATGTAAGGTTCAATGATTTGACGAATGTCTGCTTTACTCATCCGAGGGTCAAACAGTTGGATAGCAAGGTCTTCGTTGGTATCTAGTACATCATCAAATGTAACCTTCCAACCATTACCTTCCATTCCAATACGTCCAGCTTGACGCAGTTGATCAGCCAAACCAAGGACAATATCTTGAGCGTTATCACCGCCTTTAAGAGCATACTTAAGAGCAGGTTCAGAGATCATATTGCCAATACGACCATAGACAGTATCTAGGTTCTTAGCAATACGAGCTTGGTCAATAGCTGCTCCAACTACACCAAAGTCATCAACGGTTCTAACACCAAGTTCACCGTAATCAAATACATCATGAACACCTTTCAAAGCTACGTCCATATTAGGATTCTCAGAAAGGTTATAGTAACCTAATTCATCAAGTGCTTCCTCTTGCTTCAAAGCAGATTGAATCACTGATTCTTCGGGGTCAGCGGATTTAGGAGAAGGAGAGTTTTCACCAAGCCAACGACGTGCTTCAGCAGTTTCACCAACTAGTTGATTAGAACGACGTAGAGCACCAGCAGCGCTAGTAACAGCACCAACGAACTTAACAGCACCAGCGGCAAGATCAGTAACAAAACCAAGACCAAGATCTTCGTAGATGTTCTTCATCCGTTTGGTATCTGTATCATCCTCTGGAAGTGTAGCCATGCTATCAGGGATGAAGTCAAATGTCTTGGGAAAAGACTTCTTCAATGTACCTGTGATGTTATCCTCTTCATACTCGCTGCTAACAGCTCCTATGGCTACGCCAGCGGCGGCTTCAACACCCCTCTCACCCATAAAACGTACAATGGGGAGGTTGCCAGCAGACCAGCCTACACGGGCGTTAGCGGCGGCTCCTACGGCTTTACCTGCACCACCTAACATAATAGTAGGTGCAACAACGGAAGCAATCTCTCTCAGTGCTTGGAGGTGTTCTGTTTCAAACTCAGGTAGTTTTCTAAACTTTTGTCCACTAATTTTATTGACTACATCAACTCCAAAGTCAATAATACCAGCAGGTACTGAAAGACCACCTTGTACAATTTGCCTAGCAGCATCACCTAAATCAAACCCCTGTTGCCAAGGGAATTGTTGTTCCTGTGGCTGTCCCGTAGGAGCAGCGGGTTGAGCTTGTCCAGGCTGTCCTCCCGTGGGAGTAGCCGATCCCATGGCGACTTGAGCAGCTTGGGCTTCTTCAGCCTGCCGCTCAAGTTCCATTTGTGCTTGAAACTCGTCATTGAGTTCCATTTCACCTGGATCGACCCTAAACATCTCTGTAGGATCATATTCCATAATTAATTCAATACGTAATAGAGATTAGGTCTACCATACTTTTGTTCGTACTCTTGGGGCGTACCCCTCCAGTCAAAGCGAGCGCGTGAAGTACTGTTACTAATGATCATACCATCAGCACCTACAATACCAAAATGAGGGTATGGCTCAGTCGGATGATTATCCTGCATAACAGCAATGGCACCAGGCACAGGCCCCGCTACACGCTTAGCAGTTTTATCCAATACACCCTTAACAAAAGGTACATAAAGACTATCACCCCATGGCACATTCATACCAGCGGCTCGCATTACCTTATTAAGAGCCCAAACACAAGCATTACGTCCTGCATCAGGACCATCACTTGTATCCATGCCAATGTAATTAGAAGCACTAGCGGTTAGCTTTTGATTACCATTCCGCATAAGGTGGGGGTTGTTAAGTGACATACTGCCACCACCATACTTATACATAACCTTGGAAAACTTCTTACCGTGATTCAACATCTCTGTCTTCACACGACCATCAGGAAGCTGACCCTTAAGATAAGCATCATAGTTACCAGGTCCTGCATTATATGCCATTGCTGCTGCAACTGGATCATTATACTTTCTTAGAAGCCCAGCATAATACTGAGCACCATAATTAATATTAGCCCGAGGATCTCTCCAGTTTTGCGTTGCAAAGAAGTTGGGATGAGCAGCTCTGTTGATCTGCATCACACCAAAGGAAGATCCATTATAGCTAGTACTATTAGGATTAAAAGTACTTTCAATCTCAGCGAGAGCTGCAATAAAGGAAGGATTTACACCAGATTTTTGGGATGCTTCTTGAATGAAACCACCAAGATTATTAGGAATGATTGCAGGGTTGAAAACATTAGCACTACCTAATGCTCGAACTGAAGTATTAGGAGTAGGGTTCTTAAACAGTAGTTTCCTGAACGCAGGGCTAACTGTTTGGGAAGTACTAGAAAGGGACGGAGGTGGTTGCAGTGGTTTAATACCGTGTTGAGCCAGTTGAGCGTTAATAATGGTCATGGGATCAAGCCCACGAGTAGCCCCTGCAACTGCTAACACATCTTGAGGTATAGTAAATCTAGGCTTACCGTAATTCTTGACAATCTGTTGGGCTTCCTGCTCAGTAATAATAGAGTTTTTAGTGTTGATAACTGTTTCAACCCCATTAGTATTAATGTCGTTCTTTAGTTTATTATAACGACGGCGGGATTGTTCAGCAGCAGATACCGCACCTTTATTAAGATTAGGGAAGTTAGCTGCACCACCAGGACCATCAACCTTACGATACCATTGACTGTTAGGATCAAGTAGCCCAGCTTTTACTTCAGCGGCAAGTTGCTGTCCAATAGTAGTAGAGGCTTGGTTAAAGTCCATACCACCAGCTACAGCTTCATCTACACGTTTACGGTAGACTGCTTGCATTCGCCCTTGAAGGAAGATACTAGCTGGAGTGTTAGGTTTGTTAGTACCAAAGGCTGTAGCACCGTTAGCAATAGTTTTAAAGGACTCAGCCGTTTCCTTAAAGATACCAGAATTGTAACGACGTTCTTGAGCAGTGAAGCGATCATTCAACCTACGAGCAGCAGCTGGATCAAGACCAGCCATAGCATCGACAGCTTCTTGAGTAATGAAACCATCAGGAATAGCTTCTAGTTGCTCAATACTCTTAGCCTTTTTAATCGCTTCAGTTGTATAACTAGCTTGGAATTGAAGGATAGATTGGGGAACTTTACCGTAGGCTTCACGAAAGAAGTCTACAGCTGCATCAGCATTAGCTTTGGAAGGATCAGCAGTTAAACCTTCAAGGATTTCATCTTCTTTTTGTTTGAAGGAGAGATCCTCTGAAGCCATTACAGCTTGACGATACGAGTTATCACTGCGGAGACGTGCTTCCTGCATCCGTGCAAACCGTGTAGGCCAATCTTGTGAAAACCCTTGGCCATCTGGTTTCAAATTGGCTTGAGAAAGTTGCTCCATGGAGAACAAGAATTCACCATCAGGACCACGTAAGGTAGCAAGGTTCTCAAACTTTTCTAATGCTCCTGCATAACCGTTTTCAGGGTTACGAGCCCAAGTACGAAATGATGCAGTTACATTCTGAAGGAATGCAGTAGGATTGGTAGTCAGAATTGTAGTAGCATCATCGTCCTGTTTTTGATACAGGTTACGCTCTTCTACACGCTGCTCTTTTGTAAGAATACTTTGATGAAGACTTTTGACGGATGTTAGTCCATCACGAACCATCTCTGGTTTAAGACTTAAGAGCCCAGTATTTCGATAAAATTCACGCTCAAAACTAACAAGAAAGGCGGCAGTCGCTGCTGAATTACCAGCAATGTCTGGATTTTCTAATCTTGCTTTCTGTAGCTGTTGAGGATAAATCTCAGTAAGCAGATAATTAGCACGCGCTTGGTCTAGTCCATACCTAGCTCCACTACTGAGGGACCTAGCTTGAGCAATCGGTAAGGTCGGTACATTTGGAGTAGCTGCAACCTCATCAATAGCCCCTTGCCTAAGTTCTTCTTGTGCAGCAAGTTCCCCTTCACCAATGATCTGTTGAATAACAGCATCGGTTGTAGGATCAAACGTAGTAAAGGCTTGAAGACGATCCTCTTCAAACCGTTGCTCACCAATTTCAATTAATTTCTTAGAGGCTGTAGCACTGAGGCTAGCTACCGTCTTAAATGCATTAGCTGCTTCTTCCTGTTGAATCTCAAACTGTCTAGCAGCTACTGCAGCATCAGACTGAAGTTGATTCAGTTTATTCTGATCGTTTCTAGTTTGAATTTGAAAGTTACGTTCTTGGGCTTGCTTAGTATACTGCTGCTCTTCACGCATCATGTTAGCGACACGTTGCCGATCTTCAATCTCAGCGGAACGAGCAGCTCTCATAGACTCAGCCATGCGAGCACTTTCTTCTCGCATCCTTGCTATATTTTGACCCCCCACCTCAATAGGCTGGAATCCAGCAGGTTTAGCAGCCCTTCTATATTGTGCTTGTGCCATAATTAATTAAAGAAGGGAAGGAATACTAAAAGCTAAATTAGTATTATTAGTGGTAAATTTATTACCAAAAGGAGATGTATACTGCTGCTTACCTAGACTATTCCAATCTACACTAGCAAGTGAAGATACAGCAGATCCTATACCACCAATAATAGGAGCAATAGTGCTCTGCTTAGTAGGTGCCTGAATAGCTTGTGGGTATACCTTCATAGGTTCAATCCAGATACGCTCAGGAGGAGCTGTAGGAGCAGGAATAGAAGGTCCACGCTCAGGTCGAATCATCATATTAGCCATCGCCTGCTTATCACTACCATACTTCCGCATAGCAACATCGAACATGTTACGCTGTGATTGCTCAGCAGAACTACGAAGACTAGCATCCATGATAGCAGTATTACGACCCATGTCCGCAATAGTAGCTTGAAGTGCTTTAGTACGTGAACGCCCAGCTTGTAGAAGAGCAGCCTGTCCCTCTGACTCTAACTGCTGAACTAGCATACCTTGGCGGTTAAAGCGATCCTCAGTAAGGATCTCATTCAAGGCTGCTTGCTCAGATTCATACGCTTGCATAGCAGCAATGCTATTATAAGTCAGCTGATCACGAGTGTTTTCAACCGACTTAGCATATTGCTTAACTGCTTGTAGATAATTAAAGTCCTGAATCTTTTGATTATACTTCCAAGACTTAACTGCTGTCTCCCACTCATATGCACGAGTGTTAGCGTAGTTCTGTTTATCTACTTCAAAGACTTGAAGGTTATAGGCGTTGGTTCTATCAGCAATCTTCTGGGATTGTTTGAGCTGCTTTTTATAAGCTGACTCAGCCGCTGCGTTTTGCTTAGAAGCTTGACTAGCTCCAAAGATACCGCTAAATAGACCAGTAGCTGCACCGATACCTGCAAAAATAGCTGCTGCCATACTCAGGTCCTCCTATAGAATCGTGGTGAATAGTTACCCTCCCACATCATCGATACCAATGATACAGGGTATGGAAAATCACTTGTCACTTTAAGTTCAAAATTAGTGTTTCGTTGATGGACTGGTACGGTGAATCTACGCTCAGGTTGAATAGGATTACTATCACCTGCATAGTAGTCAGCTTCAGCTACATGTTGAACATCAGCCCAGTCATTAGAACCATTGGCTCTTAGTTTGAATTTAACAGCTCCAGTTCTACCGACTGAAAATGTAACCCTAGACACTGTTAATGTAGCGGTGAAATCTGTAGTAGATTCATCACGTCTGAAGTAAAACTTAGGTAAAGTTGCTTCAAAGTCATAACCATAACCTACAATAATTCCGTCAGCATAGTCAGTAAAATTACCTTTCACTTCAAAGTAACGATAACCTGTACCTGTTTCTGTACGTTCATATGCGGTAGACCAGTAACCAGCGTCAGACTCAATCTCAGCACTTGTGCCTACATCTGCTACAGGTACACTAAGAAGCATAGTAGCCTCACGTTGCTGGAATGGTGTAAAAGGTACATAGATTTTAGTGATGTCGTTTGCTGAATCATACACCACCGCATCGACCGCTGGATCAGGCTTGGAGGGCCTTGTAAACATGTCTAGGCATGGATTACCTTTAGCGCCTGTAGAAGTCGCTACAACGTCTCCTGTGGGTATCTCATCAAGTACAATATTACCTAGAGTATACTCATCTTCATGTTGAGAAATAATAATGATACTTTCGTTAATAATTGTAGCTGATTGAATAGTACCAGGGAACTGCCATTTAGTCCAAGCTTGAAATAGATCTTTCTCTCCATTGTTAAAATACCTAAACAGGTAAACGAATGAAGAATCACGATCAATCAACATAATAACTGAGTTCTGAGGGCTTACAGTTAGCCCATCAACTGTCTCAGGAATCCACTCAAGAACTACTTTGCTAATATCTACAACAATAGGACTCTGTTCAATATCTCTAAGTTGTAGTGTAAATAGTTTACTATAACCTGGTACTTTACTAACAAAGGCAGCTGTGGTTCCTACATCAACAGGTGCAATATCAGGATCCATTTCATAATTAGAAAGAGATCGTACAACTGCAGAGGTTGGTGTTAAAACACTACCATCAGTAGTAAAGACTTGGAACTGTTGACGCTCACTAAATATAAGCAGACCTTGTGGAGAAGGTAAAACGTCTGACAGTCTAACAGGTCGTACACTAGATACATTTAAATCAATAGGATCTGAAGCTACTTGAGTAATAGCAGATCGAACAAAAAGATTATACTCATCATTAGCTACACCGAAAAAGATATTATCTTCTGATAACATACCGAAACGGTTGCTGTAGAAAAAAGTTGATCTAATTGTAAAGCCAATAAATGAAGGAAGTGGACTGGATAAGTCATCACCTGCTGCTCTAGCTTTCCAGGCAATAGGACCAAAGGTAAATGTAGTGGCACCAGTGTTAACCAGCTCATGCGGCATAGTAGAAGCGTTGACACCGGGGGAAGCGTCTCTAGCTACGGTTTCTTGCCAATACCCACGACCCTTCACACCATCATAAGCTTGATACTTAAGATAGTAATTATCTTCCTCTGAAGCACTATTAAGGATTTCAATGTTATGGTTGTGGAAAGATTCTAACGGAAGCCCAGCTGCTGTATCCACAGAGTCTGTAAAGACTGACAAAGATGTGTTACCAAGTCCACCTGATGCCTCAATGGTAAAGCCTAAAGGGGTATTTGTGGGAGCAGTGTAATCAACGACAACTGCATTTGTACCTGTTGTACGTCGAATAACAATGCTATTCAAGTAACCTTCTAAATACCAAATACCATCAAAGTCAGTATTTGCAGCTGCTTGCTGTGCAAGAATCAAAGCACGTATTGCATCAAATAAGTGGTGGTTTGTGTTAATATCTGCTGCATCCCACTTCAGCATCTGATCATAAGTTGTGGATGATTGAGCAGTTACTGAGGTGGAGATACCTTGAAGTGTAACTTTATAGGTGTCTGAGTTTACAAGTGATTTAAGGATTATCGTGCCAACAGAATCCGATACAAAACTACCTTGAGGTTGCATTGCTGTGACAACATTTCTGTTAGTGATAACTGTCACATCTTGAACACTACGGAAATGATAGTCCGTACTAACAGTACCTGTCAGATAACTAGTACCACTATTGGTTACTGTACACCAAGTACCATCTTCTGCAGTCCACACATAAATATTTGTACCCTTGATAGCACCAATATAGGAACCAGCTGTACCCCTCTCAATAAAGAACCAAGCAGCTCCATCTAATTCAGTTTTAGTGAAAGCTGTACCATCTGCCTTTTTCAATACATTGGCAAAAGACATCCCTGGTCTTTTAAGTAATCCGTAAGTAGGATCAGGATAACCATTAATGCACTCAGTCAGCTGTCCACCTAGTTTCTTATCATCATTCTGTTGTGAAACACCACCAAGAAAGTTTGGTGTTAGTTGAGTTACTGCTGGCATTATCGGATCAATGTGTTATAAGGTTGATAGCTTTGATAATAATCTCCACCTTTAGGAGAACCAAAGTAAGAATAATCACCCTGATTGCACTCATATTCAAGTGCCATAGATCGGGCAAAAGCCTCCTTTTGTTGAAGCATCTGATATTGATTGGGATCACCAATAATACGGCTAGATACAACACTTGCTGCACGAGCAGTGATAAATGCTTGAACAGGCTCAGGGATGCTTCCCCAATCCATTTCCCAAATAATATCTACATAAACAGTCTCATCTTCCCACTTGTAGGAATGAGCAGTTCGGTCATACAATTTACCACCCCGATTCACACTATCCCTATTAAGGTTTTGTGTGTAGTTTTTATTCAAGTCCATTTGAAGGACATTATTGGGGATGTTAATTTCGTTATTAGAATCAGGTGTAATAGGATAATCGTACTCTTTATTAAATGTCCAGCCTTCTGCCTGTACCTCGCGTGACACCTCTCGAAGGGTGTTGAGTGCAATCGCAACGTCCGGGTTGGTTTGAGTTTCAACTCTACTTGTAACGATAGATTGAGTCATTGCTTGACTAGCTACAGTCTGTGAGATATTCACAGTGTACTCGTAAGTTACAGGATCTGTAGCTTGCTCTACCCCAGCAGTAGCAATAGACGTACCGCTGGCTACACCAGTACCGCCAATATAAGTACCAACAGGAATGTTAGCCGTGGTGGTGGTAAGGGTAGTACCAGTAATAGAGCCAGTAAAACGACTGACTTCGTTAATTACAAGAGTCTCTTCAGTTGTCAACGTAGTAACAGGAGCCTGACCAACTGACGCCAGGATCTGATTAACAGCTTGTAGCTCAGTGTTGGAGCCAGTAGTAGGGAAAGGCATAGTTGATAAAGAGAATTATTCTCAATAAAGAATTAAAAAAAAGGAGCCCCCGAAGAGGCTCCCGTATACATATCTAAATCAGAATGCAGAAGGTGCAGTGCTGGTAACGTGCAGTTCAACAGCAGCAGCAGGATTCAGGTAGTCAGCGCCACAAGCGAGACGGCCCAGCATCACATCACCCTGGTAGATCACCGACACGTCGCCGCTGGTGACTTGAACCTGAGGACCGATCGCTTCCACCATACCGGCTGCTTCCTTTTGGAAGATCAGACCGCAGGAGGTAGCACCCACTTCAGCAGCAGTACCATAGTCGTTGTTGATACCAGTGGAAGCACCGGAAGCATCTTCCAGAGCCACACCCACGAAATCACCAGTGTTACCAGGATCGGTCACACCAGTAGTACCACCGTACTTAGTACCGTAGTTACCCAGGAAGGGAATGTTCATGGACTTGTAGATCTTGATACCAGCAATCTCGATGATACCTTGACCGGACTGCAGAGCAGTACCTTGGACATCACGGTTTACCAGACCATTGCTACCCACTTCCTGAATCAGGGAGTAGTACTGACGGGGGTTCAGAACAGCCACACGGCCATCCATCGACACACCCTTTTCATCCATAGCAGCAGCTGCATCATAGAAAGCAGCCACAAGCTTGGCAGCATCATAAGCATCAGCTTCAGAGCCAGCACCAGTACCGACTTGAATCTGAGTACCACCCGGCTCTTCATAGCCAGTAGCGCTCACAGGGCTAGCCTGACGAGCACCGCGAGCAATAGCACGGAATGCAAGGCGGTCATATTTTTCTGCCAAAGCGTAGCCGATTTTCCGCGAGATCTCGCTCCGCAGATCGTAGTGCGAAAGAACTTCATCCAGCTCATATACAAAAGCAGAGCTGATCAGCAGGTCATCACAGGTGATGGTCTTCTCGGCCACCGGGGGTGCGCCGTTGCTATCACCCAGGATGCTGTTACCAGGAGTATGGAACTCCGACTTGGTGCGACCCGTGAAGATGAACTGCAGAGACTTGCCGTTCTTCAGGGTACGCTTCATGATCAGGTCCCGAGCAATCGTGTTGTTCTGGAAACCTTTGAACATCTCACCGCTGAAAAGCTTGAGATACAGAGCGCGGGTATCACCCGCCAGATTCGACTGACCCAGCTGAGTAAGCTGAGCAGGGTTTACGTTAGATTGAAAAGCCACAATAGTAAAGAGAGAGTTGTTTACGTTCTCCCTAAGCGCTTAGGAATTCACATGGACTAACATGTGCATTCAAGAAATTTGTTGTCTGTCTCTCCAGACCGTCATGACTAAAGGTTATCGGCGTACCGGCCAATAGTCAATAGGAACAGGGTCCGACTCTGAGGTGCCCTGCTCCGTTTAATTATTTAGTTTTAGGTGTGTAAGCTACGCCGCGATACTTCAGCTTCTGCTCTTTTTGTTGAGCTTGTTGCTCCCGTACACGGGCTTCCAGTTCGACTTGTGTCATTGTCGGAAAGAAGTACCTACCCCCCGTTCCATGAGTAGGCGTCATGCGTCCCCGCAGGGATGAACGGACGACGTGCTTAACCAATAGAAGGTGCTACCAGAGCCACAGGAGTAGACTCAGCGCTAGCAAGATCAAGTGGGAAGTTATGAGCATTACGCTCATGCATTACTTCAAAGCCGAGATTAGCACGGTTGAGAATATCAGCCCAAGTGTTAATGACGCGACCATCAGATGAGAGAAGTGATTGGTTAAAGTTAAAGCCGTTCAAGTTGAACGCCATTGTAGATACACCAAGAGCAGCAAACCAAATACCAACCACAGGCCAGGCAGCAAGGAAGAAATGAAGCGAGCGACTATTATTAAAAGAAGCATACTGGAAAATAAGCCTCCCAAAATAGCCATGAGCTGCAACAATGTTATAAGTCTCTTCCTCTTGCCCAAACTTATAGCCATAGTTCTGACTTTCCTGCTCAGTAGTTTCACGTACAAGCGAGGATGTAACCAGCGAACCGTGCATAGCACTGAACAGTGAGCCACCGAAAACACCAGCGACACCCAACATATGGAATGGGTGCATGAGGATGTTATGCTCGGCTTGGAACACCAACATGTAGTTGAACGTACCACTAATACCCAGCGGCATGGCATCACTAAAGGAACCCTGACCGAAGGGATACACGAGGAACACAGCAGAAGCTGCGGCAACAGGAGCAGAATAAGCTACACAAATCCAAGGACGCATCCCTAGTCGATAGCTAAGTTCCCACTCTCGTCCCATGTAAGCATAGATGCCAATGAGGAAGTGGAAGACAACGAGTTGGAACGGACCCCCGTTGTAGAGCCATTCATCAAGTGAATTAGCTTCCCAAATTGGGTAGAAGTGTATTCCGATGGCATTGCTTCTCGGAACGACGGCTCCCGATATGATGTTGTTTCCATA